GTCAGACATTGGTACCCCGTAAATTCTTTCTACGTCATATGGAGAAAACATGTACATGTCTTCGTTGTTTTTAGCCAGCTCAAGCGTAATGTCTGGAACAACGACCCCAAGGCTAAGGGTTTTAATCCTAACCTTTTCATCAGCATTTTCTCTCTTAGTGTCCAAAAATAGCATGATGTCTGGGTGATGGGCACTAAGGTAGACCGCACCAGCGCCTTGACGGGCACCTAGCTGATTTGCATAACTAAAACTGTCTTCTAACAATTTCATTACTGGTAAGACACCAGAAGACTGGTTCTCAATCTTTTTAATTGGAGCGCCATGCTCTCTGAGGTTGGTTAGGTTGAGAGCAACGCCACCACCGCGTTTTGACAACTGCAAGGAAGAATTGACAGCACGCGAAATAGACTCCATGTTATCTTCGATACGAAGCAAGAAACAAGATACGAACTCACCTCTTTGCTTTTTACCAGCATTAAGAAAGGTTGGAGTGGCTGGCTGGAATCGTCCAGAAATAATTTCATCAACAAGATCTTGTGCAAGCTTGCTGTCACCCCGAGCAAGCATCAAGGCGTTCATACATACGCGGTCTTCAAACCTTTCAAGATATCTGCTACCGTCAAAAGTCTTGAGAGCATAGCTAGTATAGAACTTGTACGCGCCAAGGAAGGCAGGGAATCTAAATTTATGTGCATATGCTTGCTGAAACAAAGACTTGACAAAACTAAAGTCATATAGGTCTAACAATTCTTTTTCATAATACTCATTTTCTACCAGGTACTCAAGCTTTTCCTCAAGACTATGGAAGAACACTGTATTTTGATTAACGTGGTCAAGAAAATAAGCCTTAGCCGCTGCCTTGTCTTTATCAAATTGAATTTTGCCATTCTCATCGTAGAGGTTTAGCATTGCGTTTAGTTCGTGATAGCTATAGTTCTTATCCATAAAGTAAATTTAACCTTTCATATACTGTGTTTACATCGTCTTCGGTGCCAAATATTTCTACCTTTGCAATGACTGGCACCCCTGTCTTTGCACTAATTAAATCAGCGGCTTTGCAATAATGCTCACCGAAATTTGTATTGCCCATACCGACTACCCCGCGAAGGAGCTTACGGTTTTCTTTGATATTTAAAAAATATCGTACCTGTCTTGGAATTGCTGTTCTCTCTGAGCCGCCTCCATAAGTAGGTACAAAAAGAACATAAGGCTGGTCAACGGTAATACTATTACCATCAACACTATCAATAGGGATACCAATAGCATCATTTCCATATAGTTTCTCCACAAATCGTTTGGTGTTTCCTGAGTAGTTTGAAAAGTAAACGGCATCAATTGGTAAGATCAATTCTACATCCTTTTTGTAGTAAAGATGGATGAATAACCTGAAAAATTACTATCAATCTAAATCATGCCCATGTTGCTCAGATAATCTTTGATATCGTCTGGCATGGATTTATATTGTATCACGTTAGCGGGTCGGTCAGCAACTTGAGTCTTCGACCTATCCTTGAAGGTATGAATTTCTATTTCTTGATTTATGTTTTTTGGTGTATGAGAGATTGCTCCAAATACCGCGCCACAAACCGCGTCTGCCAAGTCCTTAGACTTTTTGCGTGGGTGGTCTACTTTATTGTTTCTCATAATCTTTAGCTCTGTAAGTTCTTCAAACAACAAATCTATAGAAGGCATAACAAGTCTTTCTTCATATATAAGCATTGCCATATCTTCGTAGTGCTTCTTGGCAACTGAAACTGTGTCTGTTCTAATGCCCACGGCTTTTAGCTCATTCTGAATATCAAAAGATTGCCATCGGTCAAACGAAACCATTCCAATATCAAACCCTACTCTTCTTAAGTTTTGAATCCATTGTTTAACTTCTGAAAGGTCAACTGGCCCCTCTACCCTTGGCTCCCAGTAGGCTACCGCATCAACTACCACCACGGGGGCGACCTGTTCATAATCTTTAATGACCTGAATGTTTACCCATTTTTCAACGTGGGCAATGGCCACAGCACACTTGTCATGTTTTTGGGCAAGGTCAGCGTGTACAAAATATACCTTTTCTGGGTCTGGGGTAAATGTTGAATCAAATCTTCTAAAGTTATCCAGGGGATTACGAATAGTCATAGCATCCCTAACCTTTTCTCTCTGCTTAAAGAAAGCGTCTGAAGAATAAGTGGGAATACACAGGAAGCGCATCATTGCATCTCCCAGATCTGTGTAGAATGCTAATTTAAAATCTTCTATTTTCCTGGTAGGGTTTACTTCCCAGGTAGGCCTTTTTAGTGCAAATACCCCAGGGTATTTATACGACACTATTTGCTCTTCATCCCAACTAATCTCCAAGGTATTACCCTCCATGTCTTCTGGAAGATCTGGATTCATAATAAACTTGTGTGATCTTTGAATTATTTCTTTATCCAAGATTGCATCTTCATACTTAGTTGAGATAAAGTCTCCAGGGTATCTTGGGAAAGACAGCAATACTACCTTGCCAAGATCTGGGAAACGAGAATCTACCGTACCACGGAAGGCCTTGTAGATGTTGTCTGCTGTTTTCCCCTGGTCATTACCGCTAGCATTTTCTGTGGCAAAACCAGAAATTTCATCAAGCACTGCCACAAGAAGGTTTAGCCCCTCATGAGACTCACGCTCAGAGTGACCAGAGTAAACTGTAATGGCTTTGTCAAATTCAATACTGTCCATCTTGGCGTAATACTTTCCAGCAAACCAGGGGGATTTTTCAATTTTAGTTTTAAACCCTTTAAAAAAAACTTGCTTTGCCTGGGCGGCATTAATTGCAATATTAATAATGTCAATAGCGTCCCCAGAGGGTTTGCCGTAGTAACGAGATGGGTCTTTAAGACATAAAAGCATATAAACAATCCGAGCAACAGCTATGGTAGAAATATAGTCCTTGCCAGAACCTTTTCCAAGCTGCAAAATGATTTCATTTTTTGTATATTTCTTATAGTATTTTGCACCTTCGTTACTACCCATCAGTCTTTGTACATCTTTTTCTTCATAAATCTGACTCATAGCACGAACAGAATCATACTGTATTTCTGAAAGTGTGGGTTGATTTAAATAATCTGAAGAGGTAACAAAAGTAATAAGGTCTACAGGCTCTTCTTCAAAAGGATTCTCGTCTAAAATATCAAAAATATCTTCAAAAAAATCAGTCATTTTTATCCCATTTTTCTAAATAATTTATTGCAGAGCTTAATATTTTTTTACTATCCCTAAATCCTCCAAGTGCCATATTGCAAGCAGAACAAAGCAGTCCTCTTATCTGATTGGTTTTGTGATTATGGTCTAAAGAAAGCATTTCTTTTTGATTACATTTTTCATTACAAATATCACAAACATTATTTTGTTGAATAAGCTTGTTGTGATATTCTTCTGGACTAATGTCAAACTTATACAAAATCATATAATGATTTTTGCAATATCCCTTTGCCTCATGCTCTCGGGGGCAGTCAGGTATTTGACAGCTTCTGTCTTCTCTCCATGGAAACCTTACCACATTTGGATTTCCGTAAGTTTTGTTTCTATAATAGTGCTTTGGACACAAAGATTTAGCATTAGCTTTTCTGGCACATCCATCAGCAATACACATCTTCATAAAAACATTATACCACAAATAAGAGTCTTTTTAAGAATTGTTAATTACCGTTATCGTTTCTCCCTTGCTAGCGATATCGGATAGCCTTCGCATAATTTTGTCTCTTACCTCTGGGTGATCTGATGCAATATCAACCAAAATATTTTTAAGTATATCTTGCTTCCGTTCGATTTCCATCATTTCTTCTGCTAGCTCTTTGTTTTCAAGTAGTCCAGCCTTTTGCAACATCTCTATACGCCTAGACTCTAAATCCATAACAAGCTTGATGCCAGCAGTTTTAGCACTTAGATTAGCTGTTGTTGTAGCTTCGTCAATAACTTCATAGGTATGAGAAATCAGTCTGCTGTAGTGTTCGTCAGCGGCCGCGAGAGCTTCCTTTGCCCTGGCACGAATGGCACTATTGTTAGAAGCCATCTTCTGCCACTCTTTAATGTGCTCGACTACCCTGGTGCGTGGCATTGCCAATTCTTTAGAAATTTTAGTTGGGTCGCTGCCCTTTAAGTATTCTCCTACTACCTTGTTTACTTCTTCAAGGTGTTGTATTGCTTGTTCCTCGTTTGGCACGACGACCCCTCCTAGCGGGAATTCTCTTTACTCGATCAATGCTAAATGATCGTAGCACTCCAGTCCTTGCTTTAAAAACTTCAAAGCAATCAATCCACTGTGACCCAGTTTCAATATTTGTTACCAGGCTGTCAAACTTAAACCTCATGCCCCATTCATCTTGAATCTTAATGATTTCTCCCTTTACCAAAGTAAAGTTTCCAATCTCAAGTTCACCCACTCTGTGGAACTTGGTATCTACTAATGGGGCAGACTTTCTCCTGCGAATCATGTTATTCCTTTGCGTGTGGTTTGGTTTCATTTAGTGTAGTGCTTGTTACTCTATTATACATGCTCTCGTTATGAAAGTCAATAAGGTTATCTACCCCCGTATAAGACAGGGCACTTCTTAGCCCAGCGTTAAAATCATTAATAATACTATTAACACTTCCAACGAAAGGAACGGTAGTAGATACACCCTCTACACCAGAAACAACCCCTCTACCGTCCTCCTGTGCCTCCCTAGAGGCCATTCCTCGGAAGGTCTTGCGCCCCAGCTCATCAATGTCCCCAGGAGACTCTTCTGTCCCCGCAAGAATCCGACCGACCATAACCGCATGAGCACCAGCTGCCAATGCTTTTGCGGCGTCTCCAGAATTTCTAATTCCACCGTCTGCAACTAAGCTTGGCCCATCTTTATAAGATACTTTTTCCCTAATATCTAAAATAGAAGATAGGGTTGGAACGCCATGAGCACTTACGACTCTTGTGGTACAAGCAGAGCCACCGCCAATACCAACTCGAATGGAGTCTGCTCCTGCATCTGCAAGCCTTGCAAAGCCATCCCAGGTT